GCACGGACGGTGAACAATCCTATTTTGACACGATTGTTTCGACCGGAGGCGCCGGAGGCAAAAATTCGCGAACCGGGTTTAACCAAAACGGAGGCGGTGGGTTCGCGTATGGAAATATTATTGGCGGCAAAGGAGGAGCATCGGGAGGTAGAAATGGAGCAGGTGTAGGCAATTCGCAATCGTATCAAACGAACACGAATGTTTTAATAGGAACATCCGGAGCAACCGGCACATCTGTGAATATTGACGGAACCGGAAATGTAGTGTATGGTTCCGGCGGAGACGGAGGAGACGCAAACACGGTGGCAACCTCTATCACGCCAAGCAATGTGGGTAAGGGCGGAGAAGGAACTGGCAGCACGCTCAATAGTTATGCTGCGGGAAGAGACGGTGGTTCCGGTATCGTGGTAATAAAATACTACACATAAGACGATATACTTTACCGCAAACGCACATAAAAACATACGTATATTTGTTGTATATACCAATTATGAAGTTCTTGACCAGAATAATAACCCGATTATTACCCAAGAAGGAGGCACCGAAACCGCTCGGCAGATGGGGGCTCGACTACTGTCATAACAAACTAAACCAGAAAATCGATTTGTCCAACGAAGATCATTGCGGCCCATGCGGGCAATATACCCAATTACAAAAGCCTATAATCCAATCCAATCCACTCTTATCCGTAAATAAACCACCGCACATAAGAACATAAAAAGATATTTATAGTCAACGTCATAAGATAATATGAACGTCGTCTTTTTTGTTCGTCATTTTACAGAACGCGGAACAGAGGTTGCGATTTATGATTATGCCAAATACAATGAGGAAATCTTGGGTAATCATAGCTTTATTGTTCATTTTTCAGAAAAGACCCAGCAAACTCACGGATTTCCAACCGTAAAACACTCCTACCCAAAATTCCGGTCGCGATTCACCATTCTGGAAATAAACGACATTTCAGATATGCGAAATATTATAAAAACTCACAATATCCGCGCGTTCTACACGTTGACACATGGAGGTCCACGCGACGTCTATCAGTTTGAAAACAAGTCGATATGGGGGAATTGTAAAACCATAAAGCATTGTGTATTCGATACAACCGGTCCAGAAAGCGACTTTTATATCAGCATTTCGCATACACTAAACGAAAAAAACAATACAAATATTCCAGTAGTGCCACATATTGTTCATTTGCCGGATACTGGCAGCGATAATTTGCGAGAGTTATATGGAATACCCCCCGACGCAATCGTTTTTGGTAGGTATGGCGCAAAAGACATGCTTGATATTCCTGCTGCTTGCCAAGCCATTATCGAACATGTTCAAACTGACCCAAACGTATATTTTTTGTTTATGAATACCGGCATATTTTATGTTCATTCTCGAATCATTTATTTACCGGTAAACACTGATCTGGAATATAAATCCAGATTTATTCAGACATGCGACGCAATGATACATGTGGGTGGTTCGGGAGAAACATTCGGTTTATCGATTGGTGAATTTTCAATTAAAAATCGTCCCGTGATTACGTGCCCATGTGGAAATTTAGAGCATGTGAGTATACTACAAGAAAAGGGAATTTACTATACATCGAAGGAAAGCTTACTTGATATTTTCCGAAACATACGCACGATTATTAGTTCGCGGTCTGATTGGAATGCGCATAGAGAGTATTCTCCCGAAAAGGTTATGGCACATTTCCATAATATCGTATTTAGACATTGCGCGTAAAAGGTATAAACACGATTCGACAATCACAATACTATCATGGGCATTTTGTTAGTTTGTAAAAACGTCAATTATTCGTGTTCGTATGGAAGATGGATGGAATTTCGGGAATGGGTCGGGGATTTAGCAATCCAGGTTTTGCGAAAAAAACGGGAGTCGCTTCCGCAAACGGAGGAAGATTTCCTGTATCGCGAAACGACCCGCCTGTTAGAGCATTGCGAAATCGAAAACGTCGGAACGCACTCCGATTATTTGCGCGTATTGTATAATACCGATTTCCTAAACCTCTTTATTTTTTATCATTTAGGTGGAATCTATGCATTGCTAAACAAATCGGACGACGATGGATACTACAGCGTCGGGAATTCCATCGATATAGTGCGCAGTTTTGAGGTAATTGAGCCCCTCATCGTCGAGGACGATTTAAAACAGCGTTTGAACCGTGTGAAGGCGGTGTTTGAGGAGAGTGTGCGTACAAACGAGAATGTCGTCATTTGTTGAAGGCACAATACAACTCATAATTACAACCGCACAGTTGTAATTTTGTAAATACGGATAATGTTTAGGTAGTATATAATATGACCAACCTCATATTAATTGACTCACGCGTCCCGGGAATCTCTGACATTCTCGCCTCTTTGACTCCCGAAACAGACAGTCTGCTGTTTGATTTTTGCACCGACACATTCGAATCAATCCAGTCGCGTATCCAGAAACGATACCAATCTGTTTCGATTGTGCAGCACAACTATGGGCGCCCAATGTTCAATATGTTAATGTCGATGGAGCCGGCGCATATAAAAGACGTCGAAACCGTGGACCCGGAATTGGCATCGTGGGCTGCGTTTGTGTCGTTTTTACAATGGTTAAAACAAAACGGTGCTTCCGCTGTCGATTTATTGGCATGTAATCTATGGGCAAGTGCTGACTGGGTGTATATAATCCAGCACATCCGTACCAAACTCGGGCTCACTGTGCGCGCTTCCATTGACATAACCGGCGCTGACGGAAACTTCGTGTTGGAAAGCGACAACGTGGATACAGTTGGCATCTATTTCACTCCCGAAATCCTGAAATACAAATACAACTTTTATGCTACCGCTTTTCCAGATCCGTGGGGGTATCCAAACTACGTACCATTGGTATATACTGAAGCAAATCCCGGCTATATTTCGGCTTCAGCATATTCCAGCGTGCTCGGTTGGTGTATAGCACCCTATGAACGATTTGGTTCCGTCGCACGGACTACGGATATATCGAATGTGTTGATGGCTGCAATGTCAATCCAATCCGCCGCGGTTGTCCAAACCAATGGCAATGTCATTACATTCGGGTCAATCGCCTATGGTGGAAGCCCTCCTCCCGCAATAGCGGCGAATTTATACAATATCACTAAAGTCGTTTCAACCAGCACCTGGTTTTCCGCCCTGCGTTCGGATGGTCGGGCATTCGCATGGGGTGGTTATTACGATGCGGGTCTGTTTGTGGACATAAACAGCTGGTCAAGTCCATATGGTGATATTATCCAGATATCAGATGTAAGCAATACGATGGTAAACATAGTAGATATCTATGCTAATGGCGGGGCATGCTTTGGTCTAAACACATCTGGCGGACTGATAGGGTGGGGAATGAAAAATGCCGGCGCGGATACGAAACGATTCCCATTTAGTTCAGGCATTGTCAAGGTTATTCCTGGACGACTTGATATGGTTGCGCTCAAGAACAACGGCATTGCGTATTACTGGTCGGGAACATACATAACGGATTCCACTGTAAACTCAGTCAACTCGAACATTATTACCGATGCGTTTTTATGCGATTACATTACGATATATATGAGAACTACTCCTACCAATACAACCCAGATAACCAATCTAAGTGGAAGTAAACTGTATTACACCATTCCGGTTGGTGTGCGTATTGTGCGTATCGAAGTGAAAGACCAAACCGGCATTATGGTGTTATTGAGTAATAACGTGTTGTTATTAATCGTTGGATTAACGTGTACCGTAGTCAACAATGTCACCGATATGGCTGCTAATACTTACGCATACGTGTATTTACAAAATGGAACAGTGGTAGCAAACGGCAATCAGAGCTTTCTGTATGGAAGTAGATTGGTTCATGCCACTTTCGGTATTCCCACTGGAGTAAATCTCGATAATGTGCGCAAACTAATCAGTTCTGGTGGTGCGGTGGGCGCGTTGAAGTTCGATAACACATTCGTATGGTGGGGACAAATCGCTAACAAATATTATGCCGCAACAATGCCTACCCAGTATCCGGCCTTATATGCCGCCATATCATCCAATGTTTCGGCAGTATATGCTTGCCAAAACGGGTTTGTCATAAACAAATTGGACGGAACAATCATTTCACTCGGAACAACCAGCTGGCAGGCACAAGCCGCAACTACAAATTATGGCGCAAAACGCGCGGGTAAGAGTGTAGGTATGATTCCAAACCAATCTGGATTTATGGCGATTGAATCGACCCCCATTGCTACTACTACTTTTTCGCAATACCAGCAATACGCTACTACCACTGTTACATATTACAACAACAACCCCGACAAGATGGCTATTCGCGGACGCAAATATTCGCTTATGGTGGGAACCGCTGTGGTGGGAACCTGGGTTTGTCCAGCGGATACATTCACGTATGCCTTCACGAATGCGGTGTTTACCCAATTGGGACTAAACACGATTAATATCTGTGATACTCCCGATTATTCTGGAACAAATACGTATGTGATTGACACAATATCCGCCACTATCGTCAGCAATCCTTCCGTATCTCCCCCGGATCCACCAGTGATTACCAATGTGGCATCCGCTTCCCAACAAATCACGATTACGTTTACTCCACCGGTATGGAACGGCGGGTCGGAAATAATCGGATACAAGTATTCCACTAATAATGGCCAGACATACACTACCCTCCCCGCTACCTCAACCCAATTGGTGTTGACTGGGCTAAACGGGTCCACGTATACTGTTTGGTTGGTATCGACCAGTTATGTCGGGGATTCATACTATGTTGAGACCGTGGCCAATATGTATAGTACCCCCTCCGCACCCACTATATCCAGTGTGGTCGGTGGAAACCAGCAGGTCGTATTGAACGTGTCCACCTCGAACAACGGTGGCGGTGCCATCACCGGATACAAATACGCGTTTTCGGCCAGTGGTCCATACACCAGTTTTGCCGTTAGCCCAACCGGTGGAGCAACCGGCGTTACCGCACACACCATCACCGGATTACTCAACAACACTCCATACACTTTATACGTTAAATCCACCAACGGTGCCGGTGATTCCGCCACCGCAACCGCATCCAGCTCATTTACTCTCGTAAAAGCCATTCCGAATGTGCCGGTCATCACTTCCGTGGTTCCCGGAGACACCTCGCTGAAAGTGATTTTCACCGCTCCTTACAACGGAGGCGATGCGTTGACTGGATACAGATACGTAGTCAATAATTCCGTATCGGATGCGTCGGCGGTTACGATTTCGGTAGTGGACAGTTCGTTCGTCATTACTGGTTTAACCAACGGAACGGCCTATACCGTGAAACTGAAGGCGGTCAACGCCACCGGCGAATCGGCTTTCTCGACTGTATCTTCCGCGGCGGTTCCCAAAACCGTCGCTGGCGCACCCACCGTCGACTCGGTTACCGCCGGAAACCAACAATTGGTGGTTGCGTTTACCGCGCCGGAATCCAACGGCGGTTCGGAAATAACCGGATACAAATATCGCCTAAATGGCGGCCTTCCCCAAGACGTCAGTGGATTGTCGTCGCCCTTTACTATCAGTGGGTTAACCAACGGAACTGCCTACTCATTGACCCTTTCGGCAATCAACGGCGCGGGCGAGTCCACTCTGTCCGCCACATCGGCCTCGGCAACTCCCTCCACTCTTCCATCCACTCCTGTTATCCAGAGTATTGTCGCTGGCAACCAGTCTGTATCCGTGAACTTTACTGCCAACAATGGAGGAAGTGCGTTAACTGCTTTGGAATACTCTCTAAATGATGCCAGCAATGTTTCCATCGCGACCACCTCTTCGCCATTGGTATTGACTGGTTTAACCAACGGAACGGAATATCGCGTCAAACTACAGGTAGTAAACCAAAACGGTACATCGGAATTGTCCGCCTACTCCGACTACGCCACGCCCAAAACGGTCGCAGACGCACCCACCATCGACTCCATCCAAGCCGGTAATCAGTTTATTGAATTCGCCTTTAGTGCCCCCGCAAACGACGGCAGTTCGGCAATCACCGGATACAAGTATTCGATTAATGGCGGTTCATTTGTGGCAGTCGGTCTGGTACAATCGCCATACCGTATCACCAACAATATACAAAACGGAACTTCTTACTCCGTCCGATTGGTTGCGACAAACAGTGTCGGAGATTCCGCTTCCTCTACGGAATCCAGCTCGGTGGTGCCCAACCGCGTCCCCGACGCACCCACCATCGTGTCGGTTCAATCCGGAGATAAACACGCAACGGTCCAATTATCCGCAGGCAACAATGGCGGGTCGGAAATTCTGTCATACACGTATATTCTCGGAAGCGCAGAACCAGTAGTGATTTCTTCTTTGTCGACTCTCGAATTCGCCAATTTAGAGATTGGAACGGTCTACTCTTTCCAGATTAAAGCAACCAACAGTGTTGGCGATTCGTCCTTTGCTACTGCCAGTTTTACCGGTATGTCCAAACCCGATGCGCCAGTTATCGTCGGTGCTGCGGCTGGAAACAACTCGATTGTGGTGGAATTCTCGGTTCCCGCCGCCAACTCGTCGGCCATTACCGGATACAAGTATTCCATTGAATCGGGAGTATACGTGTCCGCGACATTATTGGATGCTACCCACTTCTCGATCACCGGACTCTCGGCCAATACCGAATACAGTGTAAAAATGGTTGCCATCAACGCAATTGGCCAATCCGATGACTCCGCGGCGTCAGTTGCTACACCATACACTTACCCCGTGGCACCCACCATTACCGGTATTACCGTCGACAACGGCACCGCATCCGTTGCGTTTACCGCCGAATCGTCCAATGGTTCCGACATTACCAACTACGTATACTCTCTAAACAACGGTAGTTATGTATCACACGATTCCGTGTCATCGCCACTTGAGTTGTCCGATTTGTCCAACGGTGTTGCCTATACCATCCGTATGAAGGCCGTCAATGCTGCCGGCCAATCGCAAGTCGCGTCTTCGGCATCCTTCATGCCCCGCACTATTCCCGAGGCACCGGTAATTACCAGTGTGACTGCAGGAAACCATTCCTGCGATGTGGGATTCACTCCCGGTTTCTTCAACGGCGCAATGATAACCAAATACAGATACTCGTTGGATGGTACCAATTTCCAGGATGCGGTCGGAATGGTCTCCCCATTGACCATCGAAGGATTGACAAACGGAAACACCTACATGGTCTATTTGCTCGCGGTCAACGAAGTGGGCGAATCCAACATCTCTGCCCCATCCAGTTCGTTTGTTCCATTTGTTACCCAATCCACCGCCAATCCCCCCACCGACCTCTCGGTGGTTGCCGGAAACGCATCGGTCGTAGTAACCTTCACCGATGGTGTCAACGCAGGCTCCGCCATCAAAGGATACATGTATACGGTCAACGGCGGAGAAACCCGATTCTGGGCACAGCAATTCTCGTCGCCACTTGTTATCAGTGGTCTTGAAAACGGAGTGGAACAATCCATCCAGTTGTGCGCGGTCAACAACAGCGGTCCATCCGAATGGTCCGAAGAATCCGAACCATTTACACCCTGCGCGGTTCCAAACGCACCACTCTTGACTGGCGTCGAAGGCGGCGATTCCACCATCGTAGTGTCGTTTATTCCCGGCGATTCCAACGGTGCGGCCATTACCCTATACGAATACTCTCTTAATGGCGGCGTGTCCTTTTCGACCCTCGCCGATTCGGTTCCATACACTATCTATGGTGTAGAAAACGGCACAGACTATACTGTCTGTGTTCGCGCAACCAACTCAGTGGGTGTCTCTGCGCAATCGAACGTATCCGCAACGGTGGTTCCATTCAGCGCCCCCGCCGCTCCCGTCATCAACACTGTTGTATCGGGAGACAAAACCCTAACGGTCGGATTCACTCCCGGTGAGGCCAATGGTTCCGTGGTAGCGCGATATGAGTATAGTTTAGTCGAAAACGGCGTGGCGGGACCATTCCAGGTCGCCCCTTCTTTGGCGTCTCCGATAGAAATCCCGGGTCTCGTCAACGGAACTGGATACCAAGTAGTATTACGTGCGGTATCTACTCGAAATGCCCAATCCGTTTCGTCAGTTGCTTCGTCGGAAGTCGTCCCTGGCGCAATCCCCACCGCCCCAATCCTGACCAAACTGGTTCCCGGAAACGGTTCAATCCTGGTCAACTGGGTGTCCAGCGCAAACGGTGCGGAAATCACCAGTGTGTTGTATAACCTCAATGGCGGACCATTCGTAGATGCCAATACCGTCGACGCATCTTTCTCCATTACCGGGCTCACCAACGGTGTATCATACACTACCAGTGTAGTAGTTGTCAACTCACATGGCCAATCATCTCCCTCCGTCGTGTCGGGTTTATTAATGCCACTTTCCGCGCCCGAACCACCCACGATTACGGATGTGGTCCCGCTCGATTCCCGTGTTCAAGTCAGTTTGACTCCCGGAAATACCAACGGTTCCTCGGTATTGGGCTACAAATATAGTACCGATGGCGTCAATTATAAATGGGCAAACGAGAGTACTTCCCCGATTTCGATTTATGGATTAACCAACGGTTCCAACTATACTATTTCAGTGGAAGCAGTCGGTGAATCAGTTGGCGAGTCCGAGGCAGTGGCAGTATCATCTTCGCCCGTCATGCCTTACCGTTCTCCCGACGCGCCAGTCATCCAGTCCGTCGCAAACGGCAACAACTCGGCAGTTATCACATTCGTGGACGGAAACACCAATGGATTGACCCTGACTGGATACCAATATTCTCTCGATGGAACAAACTACATTGATGTATCGGCGAACAATAGCACCATTGCGTTGTCCGGTTTAACCAACGGAACGACATACACTGTCAGATTAAAGTCCGTATCATCCGTCAGTGCTTCGGTGCCATCGGTGGTATCCGCACCATTCGTGCCATTCTCAGACCCCGAACCACCAATCATTGGAAAGATAACCACCGGAAACCAGACTGCCTCGATTTATTTATCCGACGGTAACGCAAACGGTTCCGGCGCGACTCTCGCCTACCAATACACCTTCGATGGAACCAACTATTACTGGGCTTCCTCACCGACCTCACCTATCGTTCTCACCAGCGGTCTTGTAAACAACCAAGGATACCGCATCAGTATAGCCACCAAAACGGCTCTCGGCATGTCGGCATTCTCCGCCCAGTCCGCACCATTTGTGCCATACACATTACCCGGCGCACCCGTGATTACAACTGTGATTCCAGCGAATGGAGTAGGCCTGTTGTATTTCATTGATGGTAGTTCGAATGGTCGTCCCATAACAAAATACCAATATACCGTCAATGGTGTACAGTATTCCGAAGTGACTGGCGTTTCGCCGCTACAAATCACCGGATTGACCAATGGAGTTTCGTACACAGTAACCCTCAAAAACGCCAATTTGGCAGGATATTCGGTGTCTTCGATTGCGTCTAATGTGTTTGTTCCGTATGCGGCACCAAGTGCAGCGACGATTACCAACGTGGTTCCTGCCGCAAACCAACTAACCGTCTACATTTCTCCGGGCAATAACAACGGCTCAGTGGTTACACGATATTCATATTCATTGAATGGCGGTGCCTATGTGAACTTACTGGATGCGGCCCTGTCGTTCACAGTTACCGGTTTAACCAACGGAACCGGATATACGGTAGCAGTAAAAGGCGAAAACGAGGGAGGTGTTGGTGCTGCTTCGGAAACATACCCAAGTGTGGTTCCATACACCGTGCCCGACGCACCCACGATTACCGGCGTCACGGTAGGCAACGGAACGGCCACTGTATCGATAACGAATGGCAATAACAACGGTCGCACCGCCACCCAATACCAATACACATACACCAGCAGTTCTGGGTCGACCACATTAACCACCAGCACATCCGCTACTCAGTTGTCATCATTCGTCATAACCGGATTAACCAACTGGACAACCTACACGGTCACGGTCAGGGCCATCAACGCCGCAGGTATGTCCGCCGCATCAGCTGCTTCGAGTTCGTTTATGCCCTACAACATTCCGGGTGCGCCGGTTATCGCCAGTGTGGTCGCCGGAAATACGTCCATAACGGTCAATATGGATGGTTTAACGATTGGAGCGGGAGTGGTCGGATACAAGTATTCGTTCAATAATTCGACATTTACGTATAAATCCGGCGGAGGATCATCGTTCACCATTACTGATTTAGTCAACGCGCAATCATACCAAGTCTATGTAAAATCGGTAACATCATTGGGCGATTCACCCACCTCGTCGCCATCCGACCCAGCGATTCCGTTTGCTGCTCCCAATGCCCCAACTATCAGTTCAGTGGTTCCCGGAAACCGCACCGTTTCGATTTATGTCGTGGACGGAAGCAACAATGGTCGCAGTATCACAAACTACGAGTATTCCACCGACGGTACCAAATACAACATCGTGGACCCAGTTTCTCCTATTGTGCTAAACAATCTGCTAAACTGGAACTCGTATTCGTATTACGTTCGTGCGGTCAACGCAGCGGGCAGTTCTCTTCCATCCAGTCAATCCGACGCGGTGGTTCCATTCTTGGTCCCCACTTCGGCCACGATTGAAAACATCATCCCCAGCAACGGACAACTCACAGTGGTAATGGCCGGATACACCGTGGATTCGGGTATTATCGGCTATAAATATTCGCTGGACCAAACCGAATACACGTATGTTGCGTCCCCTGCCGCCAGTTTCGTCATTACTGGTTTGACCAACGGACAAAACTATGTCGTATCGGCCAAATCATGTACGACCGCCGGCGATTCTCCCGCGTCCAGTCCATTCGCGCCAGTATACCCGCGCGACTCGCCTAACCCACCTACCGATGTGGTGGTAACACCGCTAAACGAATGTGCGTCGGTATCGTTCGTGGATGGTTCGGCCAACGGCGCGCCCATCGAATACTACGTATATTCTCTCAATGGCGATATTGACACCCCCATCAAACGCCGTGAAGACGGAACCCTCCGGATATTCGGTATTTCCAACGCAGTTGACTACAATCTCCGTCTGCGCGCGGTCAACAGTTCCGGTGTATCTCCTTACTCGGAACTATCCAATTCGTTTATGCCATACGGCGCACCACGTCCTCCAACGATAACACAAATATTACCTGGAAACGCATGTGCCTATGTCTATTTCAATACGGTAGACAGCAACGGTTCGCCATTGACGAAATTCAAGTATTCATTCGGCGGGTCGATGTTCGATGTCTCGGGTCTCACCAGCCCATTGACTATTCCCGGATTAACAAACAAAACAACCTACAACATCTCGATTGCAGCATGTAACGTGGGCGGAGACTCCAATCCATCCAACTCCCGACCTATTACGGCCGGCGTTCCCGGCGCGCCAGTCATTACCAGCGTGGTCATTCAGCCCAAAAAACTGTTGGTCTATTTCGATGTGCCGGACAACAACGGCTCACCCATCCTCCAATATATGTATGGGTTCGTTGGTTCTCCCGCGTTCGTCAAGGGCGCGTCGATGAGTACCACGTCCGCATCTCCATTGATGATTCTCAACTTGAAAAATGGTACGCCATACAACGTTGTGCTACAGGCCGTCAACAAAAACGGCAATTCCGCGTCGTCGAACGCATTGGGCGACAGAATCCCATGCGATATTCCAGCCAAGATAACAATCGCAAGTGTGTCTCCTTTGATTAACGGTGCGTTCGTTTACTTTGTTGCCCCGGCAGATAACGGTGCTCCTCTGTTGAAATACAAGTATGCTCTAAATAACGATACGGTGTTTACGGACATATCTGGGTTGGCATTGCCTTTGCGCATAACCGGTATTGCGCCCAACACCACAAATACGATCAAGCTGATTGCGACCAACTCAGCCGGCGATTCAATCGTATCAATGCCTTCCAAGCCATTCATGTATACCTATTTACCTCCGGCAGTAGTCAAGATAACTGGATTAACAATTACTCTGGGAGTTCTGACTGTCAATTTCGTTGCTCCCGCTGCAAACGGCGCACCCATTACCGGATACAAATATGCCCTGAACGCAGACACGACATTTACCGATGTTTCGGGCACCACCCTACCTCTGGTAATACGCAACGGAATCTTGCCCAACGTAACATATAACGTGCGTATTATTGCTGTCAACTCAGCTGGTTCGTCGGCTCCATCTGCCCCAGCAGCAAAACCAGTATCATTCGTCTATTTACCGCCATTGCCACCTACCATTACCACCGTGGTTACCGGAAATGCCAGCGCGGTGGTGTCCTTCACTGCTCAGCCGGTGAGAGGTGCGCCAGTTACCGGATATGCCTATACATTGGATACGGCTGGTACGACGATGTACGATGTAAGCGGAGCTTCTTCCCCCATGACGATTACCGGTTTAACCAACGATACGCTGTATACTCTGCGCATTGCGGCAATTACTCCTGCTGGATACTCTGCGTTGTCTGTTGCCAAACCGTTTACCCCTGTGTTTAAAGCCCCAGAAAAACCCGTCATTACTACGGTAACCGGCGGAACCGGACAATTGACCGTGGCATTTACTGCTCCTGCCGCAAACGGTTCGCCAATCATAGGATACAAATATGTATTGAACAACGGCGCAAAGATTGATGCGGTATTGTCGACGGACGGCAAAACCATTGTCATTACGAAAAATGTGGTGGATGGGACAGACTTCCCTCTGATAGTCGGAACGGCCTACAACGTCCAGATTTGCGCGGTGAATATATTGGGCGATTCTGAGTTATCGGTATTCAAGTCGGGAACACCCAAATAAACAAATACAAATACGCCATACACAATCCACAAACAAAATGAATAGGTCGATATAAATATAAAAATCCGTATTTATATCGTATTATATGATTTCGGGAGTATTTCACATAGATGGGGATAATTTCCCAAAAAATAAGCCTGTAAACAACACTGTAAACAAGCCAGAAATAAATTGTGTCGTGTCGCGTTATAACCGAGATGTGAATTGGGTATACAACCTAAAGAGAGTATCCAACTTTTACATTTACGACAAAGAAAACCCTAAAAATATATACAATGTGCCAGTCAATAAAGGGAACGAAGCATCGGTATATTTAAAATACATTGTTGATCATTATGATAGTTTGGCAGATTTTACTTTTTTTGTTCACGACGAAGAATACGCATGGCATCATTCCGGTAGTATAATAGACAAGCTCGACGAGGCAGTACTCAGTGGTAAACTATACTATAACATAAACGATAAATGTACATTAGGTAGTATATTAACAAATGAATGGTATGGAATTATTTTGGATTGGTATGACATATACATTGAACCGTATATTCCGTTAGAATCTTTACCAGACCAAGATTGGACAGTTGGCTACCGTGGTTCGGCGCAGTTCTTAGTTCATAAATCAATTATAACCAACTTACCTTTGCGATTTTACGCGGATTTGTATAATTGGATAACCACCACGGATTTGATAAACCACGTATCTGGCCGGATATTAGAATGGACATGGCATATATTTTGGGTTATTTATCCGAAACTATTGAATGAATAATTGAATGATTGACCATTCCAACATATAAATATTTATACACATAAATATTTACGGATTCACAAAACCGCTTATTCTTCATCAGCAGCGGGGGCAGTGTTGACCTTGACGTCGTCGTCGTTGGCAACGATCACCCAGCGGATCTCGTAGACACGGGTTTCGACCTCAGGATCAGCCTCTTGTCTGGTCAAGAGCTTTTGGCCTTCAGCAGGGTTGACGGTCAGTTTGAAACGGATAGAATCGGACACTTCGAAAGGAAGGGGTTGCTCGTCTTGGCTGTCAGCGATGGAAGCGAAACGGGAAGCAGCGTTGGCCATCATTTGACTAAACAACACACGGCACAAGTTTGTGGTGGTCTTGTTTTCGTTGGTCATGTATTTGGCATCAACCTCACCGGCAAGACCCGTAAGGTCAGCGGCGGTAGATGTGGTGGAGACGGCTGCGATGGCCGCCTTGATGTCGAACCAGGTGCAGCCCTCCTCGGAATCACCGCACACAAGGCGGATGTTCTGGATGAGCTCCTTTTCGTTGTTTAGGATATCAACGCCTAAGTGGGTTCCGAAAAGATCCTTGGCCATGTGGCGGAGGAAATCGTGTGCCAACAACATCTTGTTCTTGGCGAAGGCAGCACTTTGGGCATCCTGGTAGGCGATGGGGTTCAAGGACTCAGCCGCATCCATCATGGCGTTGGCGGGGTTGATGTCCAATGCGTTGAACGCATCGTAGTGAGTGAAGTACTTAATATCACTGGCGTCTTCGTTCACGGTATCGAATGAATCGGTTTGGTACTTGAAGATGGCCTTGATCTGGTCAAGGGTGATGTATTGGACAGCAATAGCATCGGATTCGAGGGTAGGGATGGACTCAGAGAAAACGTTGCCGAGAAGTCCCAAGGTGACTTCTGACGCGAGGTGCTCAAGGACGAAGTTAACCATTTGTAGTGGTATATACTCTACTAACAAATGTTTTTTTACAAAAAATATAATTGTATTATTGTGAGTATAACTGTTCGATTTCTAAAACAAACGAGAAGTCATTTCCGTTAAACAAAATCGGGTCGCCATATCGGTTAATTAAACGCACATGTAGTTTTTCCAGCTTGATTGGCCCGAAATACTCTCGCTTTTTGAACACACAATCACTCGCGGTATTGGTAATAATCGTATTCATTCCGGTGGTAACCGAAATCCGCCCCATAATATTGTTGCCGAGATAGGTCTCATTCGTCGTATTCGCAAACAACGTATTGGTCGAAAAGTTTTTGTTAAAGTCGTCTATTTCTAAAAACACGTAATTCTGTATACTACTCCCATAACTCGATTCACTCTCGATATACCAATTGTATAACTGCATACCTCCAGTATCGATGGTGACTACTTTGCCAGACTGCGAAAAAGGTACTTCATAGAAGGGGGCTCTAAACCCCAACATCCATCCTGCGTTTTTGTACAATGCCCGTGTGGTATTGGATTCGATCCGAAAATCGATCGTAAAATAGAATTGACCTTGACTCTCGGTATAAACAGTATCATTTTGAACGGATGGGTCGGTATTGTTGTCGCCGCTCGTTTTTGTCCTAAATATCGACCGGGTATTCAATTCATTAATATCGAATTGTATATATTCGAGACCGTATTGGGCGTTTGTCAAGAGGTTATTCATTGCATCGCGCAGCAAATCCGACCGGTAGTTTCCTTCCGGAATAATAATAGTATGTTTTATCTCGGCCGCATACGCAAACGTCGGGTCATCTACCTGCATACTTGGGGGCGTAGGTGCGTTAAAGACGGTTATCGTGAATTCGTTGGATTGGTTTTCGGCCGCAAACGTATACCACGCGTTCGGGAATTCGATGGCCGACACTTTCATGGAAATCACGTTGCTGATTGGAGCGGGGAGTGTATGTAGGAAATTCGTCGAGGTAGTTCTCTCGTAATTTTTGCGGAAAAGGGTGTCGATACACAGATTCTTGGTAATAACCTTGCGTTCGGTCGGATTGATTGTTCCCGCGGGATATTTA